CCCCCTCCTCCAATACAAGAATACTGGTTCTGCGAGTGCCCCGCCCCTCCTCCGCCACCCCCAGCGATGTAGCCCGATCCGCCGATCTTGGTGGGGCGGCGAAGCAACAGAGCATGGCCCCCCGCATTGCCAGGGAAGAACCCACCTGTATAGACGTCATAAGAATACCCCGGAATACCTGGGAACCACGTCCCCCAGGTAGCATCGGCTCCGGCCCCGCCCTTCCCAGCTATTACGCCATCAACCATAAGGGTGACTTCACTCCCGGCTGGCAGTAAGCCCTCATCGAACGCATACCCACCGGTCGTTGTGGACCACACCCATACCCCATATGGGATATACACGGTGACGTTGACGGCGGCCGTTGGGGACCCTAACGCCGCGTGGAGGTTGAAATTGGTGGTGTGGGATGTGATCGTGTACCGAATATTATTGCCCGTGCTAAGCAGCATGGCGTTCGCACTGCCGGGGGCCAGCATGACTAGCGCACATCCTTGGTAAGGGAAGCAAAAATCCATCCAGAGTCATGAATGTAATACGCCAGCACGTCGACTAGCCACCCGCCTGTAGTAATTGTGGGCGCCGTCCCCCCCGCAAATTTCCAGTGGGAGCCAAACGCCAGAGTGTGGCCCCCCGTAGGATTCTGCGCAATGATGATGATGCCGCTCTGGCCGCCTACTTGATTGCTGGGATTTCCAAGCGTTCGATTCCCCGCTAATGTTATTATAAAGTTTGGGTTATTCATATCAATGGTAATCGTAGGGGCGTCAGTTAATATGACCACGGCCCCCCGTTGAGCCTTCGTCCACGTTTGGGCCACCGCAAGCTGTGCGAAATTGGCGGCTGCCACCGAGCCGAGATTCGCTGCATTGCTTACACTCTGGCTTCCTATACTGGCCGTCGTGATCGCATCGGTAATGCCATAACCGCTCACAGTAGTGGGCTTCCCTGTCACCCCAGACCAAGCGACCGACCCAGCGCCCCCGCTTATGCTAATGCCGTATGTCACAGCTAAAGCTACCCACGCTGTCCCGTCCCACCTCTGCCAGAGTTTGGAAGAACTATTCCAGCGAATCGTATTTGTCGGTAGATTGGTATCGGTAATGATCGCCGAATCAAACTGCAATGCTGCGGAAACGTCGCGGTCCTTTGCCTCAGTGACAAAATTAGCGTAAGTCGAAGTTACCGTTGGGTTGTTCCAATTTGCCATAATCAATACCCCTTTGCGGACCAGCCCACAGGGCCGCTGATGCGGGTCCCGGAAGCGTTAAATAGATAGACCTTGAAGCCGACAGGATTTGGTGCGCCTGCGAAGTCATATACGGCTTGCATAGACGCAGTGCCCCCCGGGGAAACCACGACGGAATCAACTGCGATGAAGGGCACGTTAAAATTCACCTGGGTTCCGGAGGTATCTGTTGATAGACAACTGACCGTTCCCCCGTCACTACGCCGCTTAACGTCAAGGCGGATGTTGATACCCGTGATCCGGCATAGGCCCGTGCCACCCCCCGACGTAACGACGACCTTTATCTTGAAGTAGCGGAAGTTGGTAGCGAACAGGGAAGTGACGCCAACAAAATCTGTCCACGCATCACCGCTGTTCAATTTCGTACTGATCGTCACTTGGGAGGTCGGCGAGCCTGAGATCACTGACATATCCAGCGCCACCGTAATCTTGCTAGTGCTGATCACCGAGCCATAATCAACGCTTTCTTCATAGTAGCCACTGGTCAATGCTGGCTGGATGTAGAGCGGATAACCTGCGGTGACCTGATCGGCCGGCGCACTCCATGAATGAGTGGTGAAATGCTGGGCAAAAGTCTCGGTTGTATCGACCGGGAGCACTAGGGCGCCATCAGCTTTCAACGCATTTGAAAGCGTCCCGTTAAGCGTACTGTCTATGTTCGTTCTCAACACATAGTCGGGAGGCTGAGAGACAGTTGCAGTAACGCTAGCAGGCACACCGTAGTTACCTGCGACATCTATCGCAGCAACCCAGTAGGTGTAATCGCCTGCAAGTGTTTCAAATACGGTCGTGAAAAGCCCTGACTTCGTGCCAATCACCCGAGCACCGGCCCATGTTGATCCTTCCCGGAGTTCATAAGTGTCAATTAGCTGTGTCGATGCCGGCTCTGTCCAGTAGAGCAGCACGTTGTTGTCGATGGCCTGTTGGGTCACTACGGGGGGGTCGGGGATCTCTACAACAATGGTTATCAGCGTGGCATTGGTTGAAAAAACCTTTGAAGTGTCCCGTGCCTTAATCCAGAACTTCACCGTGCCGGACGCCAATGCGGGAACAGTGGCGTTGTTGCTAGCAAAGTAGCCAACATCAACCCCCGTACCCCAGTCCGCCCCTTGTCGTATCAAGTAATCAAGTAAATCCAGGTCTGCAATGTGGCTCCAGCCCAGGTGAATGCCCGCGCCATAGACTGACGCCGCGAACCCCGTCACATCGGCGGGAGGGGCCACCTTCCCCAAGAGGGCCACCGTCTGAGCTAACACGGGGGAACGCAGCCCTAGTGCGTTGATTTGCACCAGCTTGAAGGTATAGCTTCCGGGGGCCCATCCATCTATGGTCTCACTCGCTTGTGAAGTGATGGGTAATGTCACCCAGTTGTCACTTTCACGCCGATAGCTAAGCTGGTAATTACCCCCCGTAGCTATCCAGGATACGAACGCCCGCGTCGAAATGGTGCCTGGCCCCGCAAGGTACAGCGTCTCCGTAACTATTAACCCGGTTGGTTGGCTAGGGGTTAAAGGTATCGCTGAGGTTGGAGCCTCCTCAAGTTTCAGCCCAGTGTCTATCTCCGTGTATTTCCCGTCAGAGTGCGCAAGTGCTGAAATAGTCGCTGTTAGGTCGTCGTTCTCTTGTATGGCGATCACTCTCCACTTCTCTGGTGCGAGGTCTGACACGGCCAATACCCACATCGAATCAGGTATCGGAACTGGGCTTATCGCCGTAGGGAAAGTGATTACGTTTGACGTTCCCGGCCCCTGGATGACGGGATAGGATTTGACAGTACCGTCCGGGTTGGTGACCCAGAGTACATAAGTCTTTCCGGGTACCAACGTCACTTCGCTGTCGAGCGTAAATACCGTCGACGTTGCTGACACGCAGCGCCCGCCCAGTCTAATCCCAGCGCGAATCGGGTCTGAAATCTGAATCACGCATCCAGGATAAATACCAAACCCGTCGAGACCTACTTTGAACGAGACGACTTCCGTTTGGCGCCGCTCCGAGTAGAGGATGGCTCGTCCGAAGCGATGAGCCTGGCCCCGCGAGGTGCATCCAACTGCCACGACCTCAGTGGTCGCAATTCCGTACTTCGCTATCCCCTCATGATCTTCGACGTACTCTATCCGCTGCTTGTAGCGGTCCTTCGGATCATTCCATGTGACCAACGCAACGGTGTGCCGAGCTTTGATACTGGACCCGGTATAGGTAAAGGTACCGTCAATGACATTAGCGGGTGTAAAGAGCGCTATAGGGTCAGCAGGCGCGTCCTGCCCCGCAGTGATCGCACCTCCGGCCCAATAGACGAGGCCACGGAACATAGAAGCAAATGTCGTGATGACCTTATAGGCGTCTTCCTGGCCCTGCATATACAGGTTGCAGGTAAATCGTGGTTCATAGCCACCGAAACCATCAGGAACATATTCGTCGCAATATTTCCCGATCTTGTAGAGTTCCCACTTATCCACCTGCGAGGCGTCAAGGTACCCGCCTAACCCGTAGCGCTCGTTGGTGAGGAGGTCGTAAAAGCACCATGCAGGATTGTCAGTCCAAGCGAGTTTGAACGTCCCGTCCCATACCCCGGCGTAGGTCCGTGAGGCCACGTCGTAGTTCACCGGAACGCGGCAAATGATCCCGTAGATTTCGTAGCCCCTACGCGGGATAGTTCTGAACTGTTCAGCATCTACCCCAATCGTGATAAGCGCGGTGTTAGGGTAAGAGAGTTTTGCGTCAATAATTTCCGTGTAGCTATCCCACCAGGTCTTGTTGGTTAAGCTGGACGTGGTGGAGTCCGCCGTGAGTCGAGAGACGCGGATATCCCAGGGGCCGGAGCCTGGCAACGATACTTTGTATGCCCGTTGGTACTTGGTTGTTGTCTTGCCCGTGATCGTGTCATAGATGGCATCAACGAAGCCCCCCCCCGCCGTTTGCACCTGGATTAAGATGCCCACGGACGTACCTGACAAATCCCCGTTTGAAGTGTTGAGGCTTGTCAGGTTAGGAATGGAAAGCGTCACCCGAGCTGAGTCTGCATTCGCGTTGGTGATCGTGCGGGTAACGGGGCTACCGTATTTCACCTCAGCTCCAACAGCGGTCTCGGATTCAACACTTGAGACCCCCGCTATGTAGGGCTGAGACTGGGTACCAGTACGCATATCAAAATAGACGTTCTGGAAGTTGTAGCTCCCATCAGGGTTCTGAACTGGCACATCGTCAAGAAACACAGATTGAAAGCCAGCAACTAAGCCACCAATTTCACCCTCTGAAATCGCGTCTAGTACGGTAGCATATTGCTTGGAGAGCAGGCTGTCAGGAGACTCAACGGGGGTTCGGGAGGAGCCTCCCCCACCCTTACCTCCCCCACCGCCTGAACCAAGAATAGCGGGCGCGGTCACGTTATTTGCCCCCAACAGCGAGAATCGACGTGGCACTATAAGCGGAGCCAGGCGCAGGAGAGAGTTCATGAGCCGATAGGCCAGCAGATATCACCTGCGACCCCACCAACACCTTCCCATAGCAAAGCTGTACCGGGTTGCCCTGCATAGCGGTATTCTCAGCCCCATCAAATGAGAATGATGGTTTGTTCTCTACCTTATGCACACCCGTGTCCTGTTTTTTAGGGGCGAAAAGCAACTCTGACACTCCGCCCAGGATTAAAGAAATCCCGATTGGGGCGAGAAATTGGAAGCCTGGAATAAAAGAGAGGGCTACTAGGACCGCTCCAAGTACGATCCGAACCGCCCCCCCCGATCCCGCAACGGTAGGCACAAGCCGTATCGTCTCCCGCTCTGACACGGGCAACCCGATCTGGGCCTGGTTTAGATCTTCTTTACCCGCCACCGAAACGCGGTAAGCGCCGCCGTTTACCAATGCCTCACGGAAACCCTCAAAATTCGCAGAGAGGGCTCTAACCGCTTCTGCAACGCTTGATACCTCGTACCTATGAACCTTCCCAAATTGTTTCCCGAGGAAGCCATAAAGCATCACTGTGATCATTGCATCAAGCTCCGGTGACGTAAAACGTGGGTCGTGATTTTTCGATACCAGCCCCCGTACACTTCAGTGCAGGACAGCCTCCCAGTCTGGTGGTGTATGAAGTTGCCATCAGCCATCATCACGCCTGCATGATTGGGTACGGGCGAGGCTAACTGCATGAGCAGAACATCGTGCTCCTTGATGTCATCGGCAAGAACAAACCCCGCTTTTTCGTAGTTATCCAGGTACAGGTTCTGGCCATTTACCCACCACTGGTCGGCCCGATTCGGATCAGGGAGATAAACGCCGATGCCCTCGTAGTAATCTTTCACAAGTTGGTAGCAATCCAGAACGCCATGCCTAAAGGTGCGTCCGGTAAGGGGTGCCTTATACCCAGTAGGTAGAAACTGGCTCGTCTCGCCGGTCGGCCAATTCACAATCAGCCACGGAAGGCCGTGGCGTTCACACTGCATGAGGTCAGACTGCGACGGAGTGGGGGGGATGCCAACGTGTGAATGAACGATCATAGTGATGGTGCCCGCGTCTTCCGCAGCAACCCAATCGTCGGGGTGGATTTCGAAGTCGAGCCTTTCCGACGCCATATTCCGACAAGGCATATACTGGTACTTCCCGTGCGCGTTGATCACCACGCCACAGCACTCACGAGGCTGCTCCAGAGCGGCGTGCGCGTGAATGGCCCCCAGTATTTTTTCCGGGAGTTCGATGCGATCAACAGTCGCCCCGTTCTGTGTTTCCTTGACGTCCTCCCCGGCATGAATGCCGGAGATTCCTACGGCGCTAAACAAGGGCAACCTCCTGCATGGTCGCTTCGGTGGGTTCCTGCTTCATCGGATCAACCCCACTGCCGGAAACGCCCCAGTGGGCAACTGTGCATAGGCGCCAAAGCGAAGCTTGCAGGAAGACAAACGCTTCCCGCACGAGTCCAGCGCTGAATCGCTGGTAGCAATATCATTTTTATCAGCCACAGGCCCACCTGCATAGCTACACTCCGCTGATCGGTAGCCCCATGTACAAGTGTTCTGAATAAACTGTCGTCGGGGAAGTTTGGTCCCCGCCACGTCATAAGCAGCAGCCAACTCAAACTCAACGTACATTGGGTTTTCTGAAGCTTTACGATCTACAAACCATATCTCGTCCGCGAAGGCGGCATTTGGGTCTGCGGAGGCATTCACGCCACCCGGAAAATTCACGGCGTCGATGTACTTATAGAGCGTTCGACGGCGAATGACTTTACCCCCAACCAGGTCTCCGTAACTCCTCGTTAAGGCTCCCACCAGCCCGCTGGCGTTCGAGCACCGGAGTGTAGGACGGGGCATTGTCCCTTTAGAATTCATCTCAAATCCCGTAGCCAGTATGGGGAACCGCGAATAAGTCTGTCCCTTCCACACCACGTCATTAGCAAGCTCATTCACCCCCGAGTGCCAGCGGAAAACCGTGCCCCCCAGCGTCGTCAAATCAAGCTCAAACAAGGTGATCACCGCCCCTGTGTTGAGCGTCTGAATATCGGCTTTAATTCCCATAAACCTGCTCGAACTCCGCGTTGAGGGTGTGAATGCCAGAGTCTGTATACGTCTTATGGAACTTCCGGCAGACGTACTTACCAGCCTCCCCCTCCGGGTCGGTCCAGTCGAATGACGCAGCGCCCTTCGTGGCCTTCAAGAAATCGGTGATGGCTGTCGCCACCGCTGGGGTTCTCACATCGAAAATCACTGACCACTTTTTAGCGATGGGGTTGATCCCGTCCTGTACTCGCTGCTCGTATCCATCACCAAATTTGGCGGAAAACACGCGGGGCTCGATTGCAACCGAGCTGGTGTAGCTTGGTATCCAAGTAAAAGTACTCATGACGCTAGCAAGCCCCCTGGCCGCTTCTCTTTAACCAGAACACTCTGGACCGCAGCTACAAGTTGTTGACCTAGCTCCCTCCCGTCCCCCTCCCCGTTTACGCTGCCCCCCGAGGCATCGACATTCACGACGATGTTATTAACGCTGCCGCCCCCTCCCGCTCCCTGCGCCGCAACGCCAAGGCGTCCTTGGGAGTCGCGGCGAAGCGGCATGATGGCTTCAGGGCCGGCCTCGCCCATGAGGCCCATAGCCCCGCCATTCGCGAACCTGAACAGGGTAGGAGAACTGACGACCGTATTGATGTGGGCGTGGAGTCCGGCTGAGTCGAAGACGTTACCTTTGGCGGACATCATTGGCCCAATAAAATCCGCCATACCTTCGATCCCTGAAGTGCTCCCCCCCACTGCTGCCGCCGAAGACAAGGCCCATGCGGCACCTTCGAGGGAGAGTGCGGCACCGTCGAGGGAGAGTGCGGAACCATCGAGGGAGAGTGAGGAGCCATCGAGGGAGAGTGAGGAGCCCTCAAGGGCCAATGCGGCGCCGTCGAGGGCGGCGGCCTCCGCCACCCCTCCGAGACCCTTTGAACTCACCCCCAACATCTCTCCGAGCTTCCCCAGCATCCCAGTTCCCGACGACATCCCCTTTATCGCATCCCCCATAGAAGACTTGATGCGGCTATTCACAAACTCCTCGACAAGCGAGGAGGCGAGGCCCTTGAAGCCTAGCTTCCCCGTCATCACAAACTTCGTCAGGGTCGACTCAATCGTGACAAAAGCTTGGCTGAATAGCCGCTTGGACTGGTCAGCGGCGTTGCCTACAGACTTCAGGTACTCGGCCATTGCCGACCTGCCGCCTTGCCCCCACGTTTCAGCCATTTTCACCTTCAACTTAGATTGCTGCTCCTCAAGGTCCTCAATCTGCCGCGAGACAAGCCCCGACTCATTCTTCAGCGCCCTTAGCTCGTCTATATACTTTTGAAGAGCCTTTACGGAACTTTCTTGGTTGGCAAGCTTCACCTCAGGGGTGTAAAGCGGCCCCGTTCCGTTATCGCTAGCTAGAGTGGCCTCGTTCTGCTTTGTCTGAACCTTATGGAGCTCACCTTGGGCGCGAAGGCGGATATCAGCTATCAGTTTTCTTTCTGACTCGGCCTGGCCCTGCCCCACCAAAACCTCCTGCTTCGTGGAGTTGCCCCCTTTGGCCTGTGCGGCTGCTTCGCGAAGCTCCGGCAAGGTCTTCGCGTACCACTTGTACCAGAACCCCTCGACGATCTTTCCTTGTTTCTCCAGGGTATCGCCCATCACTTCAAGGGACTTCAGATACTCTTTGTCACGATATTCGGCCTCATCATCAACCAACTTTATCCCCAGCCCTCTGCGCTCCTCCTCTAGCGCATTGATATCCGCCGTCTTCTCAGCCTGAAGCCTGGGGTCCCCCGCTGTGGGCTTCCGCTCCGCTAGAGCGATCTCAGCCCGCTTCTTAACCATATCAAGCCTGCTCTTCTCTCTTATTCCCTCAAGCTCGCTGACCTGCCCCAGCTTCACTTGGGTCGCAAGGTGCTCCACTTCTACCCCCAGTTTTGCCTTCAACAGCCTAAAGCTGCCTTGAGCGCGGGCTTCGCCCCCCTCTAGGATGTAGGCTTCTGTTCGGAGTGCGGCGATGGTTTGGTTCCTCATCTCCATCTGCAAGGGATCGGTGGTCACCGCGTTCTCTTGCTCCTTTAGCTGATTCTTGATGGTCAGCCTCTTCCCTGCAAAAGACTTCCCCCTAGCCACATCGTTGGCGGCGTTATCTGCCCGATTTTTATCCGACTCAGCCGCGTCTTCAATCGCACG